CATGGTTGATAAAAACTCTATTTTCGGCGGCATGCTCACGACTCAGGGGGCCGCCAAAAAAACCAACTGCGACGCGCTGGGTATCCCGTGGGAGCCGCGTTACATGTTGATCGGTGATGCGAACGGCACCGATCCGGTGCCAAATCCATCGCAAACCAAGCTGGTCAATCAGGTCTATCGCGCGCAGCTCAATCAGCTGCGCGTCTCTCCCACCGACGACAATGTGTTGATTGCTGAACTCGTGTTGCCGCCGGACGTGGGCGGCTGGTGGATTCGTGAGCTGGCGCTGGAGGACAAAGACGGTGTGTTTTCGGCGGTGGCCAACGCCGCGCCGAGTTATAAGCCTTTGCTCGCGCAAGGGTCAGGGCGCAACCAAGTGGTGCGCATGCACATCATCACCAGCGGCACCGCGAACATTCAGTTGAAAATCGATCCCTCGGTGGTGTTGGCGACACGTGAGTACGTCGATCAAAAGGTGTTGGAGGAGCTAGGCAAGCAGGACTTTAAGCACTCGGTGCGGGTGGCGACCACCGCCCCTGTGGTGCTAAGCGGCCTTCAGACCATTGATGGGGTGGCCTTGAGCGCTGAGGTGCGGGTGTTGGTGAAGAATCAGCCCGCGCCGAAGGACAACGGCCTGTACAGCGTGTCGGCGGCGGGTGTGTGGACGCGTAGCGCGGATGCCGACAGCAGTCTGGAAGTGACGCCCGGGCTGTTTGTGCATGTCGAGCGCGGCACCACCAACGGCGACAGCATTTGGCAGCTGGTGACGGATGCGCCGATTGTCCTGGGCGTGACGGATCTGCTGTTTGAAATGGCGGCCGGGCGCACCGGTGTCAATGCCGGCACATACCGCAGTGTGACCGTGGACAAATACGGTCGGGTGGTAGGCGGGAGCAACCCGACCACGCTGGCCGGCTATGGGATCACCGACGCCTTCACCAAGACCGAAACAATCGACTTGATTAACGGCACGAGCCAAGTCCCTTTGGTGGAGGTCAGTACCTCAAGGCCCTTGGTGGCGAACGAGTTGGGGCTTGTCCTGATTGATGCGAGCGCGGCGGCGTTGACGGTTGAACTGCCCGATGCCAACGCAGCGCTGGGTGTTCGTGGTGTGGTGGTGCGACGGGTCGATAACAACATCAACCGATTGGTGATCAAGGCGGCCGGTAGCAACAAAATCAAGTTTCATACCCATCTGAATGCGGCCGGCTATCCGTTTTTTTACCTGATGGGGGCCGGGGATTATTGGCATTTGCGCAGTGATGGCAAGGGCAACTGGATACCGATTGCGCGCTTAGACGGTACGGCACTCGGGCGGCCTGTGCTTGAAACGACGACCGTATTGAATCCGGGTGGTCACGTCCCGTTGGGCAATGCCGTCTTTATTCGTGCCGATTGGCCATGGTTGTGGGACCACGCTCAGCAGTCGGGAATGCTGACTACGGAAGCCGCTCGTGGGGGTATGGAGGGCGGCTGGACCTCGGGCGATGGCGCGACCACGTTCCGTAGTCCAGATCCGCGCGGTAAATTTGTCCGGCACCTTGACGAGGCTGCCGGGATCGATCCAGGCCGTATTGGGGGCAGCTATCGGCTCGATGATTTCAAGAGTCACGCCCACTATGCACCTTCCGCAGGCTACGGCACGCAGGCGATGGGCGGCGGGAGCATCACCTATGCCACCCCGACTGGTGGCAGCACTGGCGCCGCTGGCGGTGCTGAGACGGTCCCGAAACACATCGCCTGGCCGGGCCGAATTAAAGTGATCTGAGGTGCTAATGAATATCTATGTGTTCGACCCGCTCGGCATCCTGACCGGGCCGTTTGAGTTGTCAGAGTTTCCGGGGGTTCCGGGGTTTGGCCAATATCTGCCGGGCAATACCATCGAGCTGGAAAATCCTTTGGCCCAACCCGAGGCTGGCCACGTATGGGCGCTGGTCGAGGGGGAGCCGCAACAATTGGCCGACTATCGCGGCATGGTTTACCACACGGATAGCGGTGCCGCTCAGGAGCATGTCGAGCTTGGCGATCTGCCTGAGGGACTGACCGCCAAACGCTGGCCGGGTCAGTTCTATGTGTGGGCTGGTGGCGATTGGGTTCTGGATGCGGTGGCGCAGATTGCAGCGGCGCAAGCGGGTGAACGAGCGTGGCGCAATGCGCAAATTGCGAGCACCGATTATCTGGTCATGCCGGATTACCCGCTAAGCGCCGATCAGCGCGCGGAGCTGTATGCCTATCGACAGGCTCTGCGCAACTGGCCGGAAGCCGGGCAGTTCCCGGATCAAAAAGACCGGCCGGTGGCGCCGAGCTGGATCGCCGACCAACCCAAATAAACGCCCCGCACTGACGGGGCGTTTTCTTTTCCGTTACGCGTAACACAAACAACCCTGACAGCCTCGCTTATGCGGGGCTTTTTCATTTCTGGAGATTGAGCCTTATGAGTTTCTTTCACGGCGTCACCACCTCGTTGATCGACACCGGCGCACGGACAATTTCGCTGCCGTCGTCGTCGATCATCGGCCTGTGCGACACCTTCACCCCGGGCCTGCTCGGCGGCGGTACGGCCAAGGCTGGCGAGCTGGTGTTGCTCACGTCCGAGCGCGAAGCCATTGCCGCGTTCGGCCCTGACTCGGCGATCACCAAGGCCGCCCAGGCGATCTACGTGCGCGCCAAAGCGGTGATCGTCGCGATCGGCGTGCCCAAGCTGGAAGACGCGGCGCTGCAAACGTCCGCCATTATTGGTGGGGTGCTGGCTGGTGGTCAGCGTACCGGCCTGCAAGCGCTGCTGGACGGCAAGAGCAAGCACAACGCCCAGCCCAAGCTGTTGATCGCCCCAGGGCATTCGTCGAACCAGGCCGTGGCCACTGCCATGGATGCCCTGGCCGCCAAGTTGCGCGCGATGGCCATCCTCGACGGCCCGAACACCACCGATGAAGCGGCCCTGGCCTACGCCCTGGAGTTCGGCAGCAAGCGTCTGTACATGGTCGATCCCGGCGTCAAGTACTGGGACTCGGTATTGAGCGCAACCATCGACGCGCCGGGTTCGGCCTGGGTGGCGGGCCTGTTTGCCTGGACCGACGCCACGTACGGCTACTGGGCATCGCCGTCGAACAAAGAGTTTGTCGGCATCACCGGCACCACGCGCCCGATCGAGTACCTGGACGGCGACGAAACTTGCCGGGCCAACCTGCTGAATAACGCAAATATCGCGACGATCATTCGTGACGGCGGTTATCGCCTGTGGGGTAACCGCACACTGTCCAGCGATCCGAAATGGGCGTTCGTAACCCGGGTACGGACCTGCGACATCCTGATGGATGCGATTCAGGCGGGGCACAAGTGGGCGGTCGACCGCTCGATCACCAAGACCTATGTGCAGGACGTGACGACTGGGCTTCAGGCGTTTATGGCGGACCAGAAGAACGCTGGCGCGGTGATCAACTTCGAAGTCTACGCCGACACGGAACGGAACACGGCCGCCCAAATCGAGCAGGGCAAAGTGTTCTGGCGTATCCGCTTCACCGACGTGCCGCCGGCCGAAAACCCGAATTTCCTCATTGAAGTCACCAACGAATGGTTGACCGAAGTTCTTGAAACCGCCTAAGGGGGCCGCTCAATGATTCCTCAAGTTCTCTCCAACATGAACGCGTTTGTCGACGGTGTGAGTTTCGCCGGCGACGTGCCCACCCTGTCGCTGCCCAAGCTGACGCAAAAGACCGACGACTATCAGGGCGGCGGCATGTCCGCCCCGATCGAAATGGGCATGGGCCTGGAAAAGCTGGAAGCGGCGTTTACCACCAACGGCGTGCGCCGTGAGTCGCTGAAGTACTTCGGTCTGGCTGATCAGACCGCTTGCACCATCGTGTTTCGGGGCGCCTTCAAGGGCCTGAAAGGCGCGATCACGCCGGTGGTGGTCACCCTGCGCGGCGGCATCAAAGAGGTCGACATGGGTGACTGGAAGCCGGGCGACAAGGCGGAAATCAAGCACGCGATCAAGGGCATTTATTACAAGCTCGAAATCGACGGTCGTGTCATGTACGAAATCGACCCGCTCAACATGATTCAGGTGGTCGACGGTGTCGATCAACTGGCTGCAGAACGCGCCGCCGTCGGCCTCTAAGGATAAAAGAACATGAATCAAGTAAACCAAGACACCACCGTATCGACCTTGCCGAAGTGGCTGAAGTTGACCGATGAGGGCGTGACCGTAACGCTCAAATACAAAACCGTGATCAGTGGTGTCATGACCGATGCGCTGACCATGCGTGCGCCCAGCGTGATGGATTGGCGCGCCTCCAAGGTGGCCGGCAATGGCGACTTTGAAAAACAGGAGCTGTCGTTGTTTGGCAGCTTGGTGGGGCTCACCGAGGCGGAGCTTTTGACCTTGAAATACAAGGATTACCAGCGCCTTTCAGCGGGCTATTTTCGCCTGGTCGACGAAGACGACGTTTAACGCCGTCACGCTCAGGGAGACGGCTCAACGCTTGGCCAAAGAGACAGGTTTCTCGGCGGCCGAGATTGAGGCGCTGCCCTTTGATCAGATGCTGTGGTGGCTCACGGAATGAGCCGCCTTTGAACTCCCCCGACGTATAGGGCATGCACATGGCGAACAAACTCGCGCTCGGCCTGGTCATTGGCGGGGCGGTCAGCTCCACGGTGGGCTCGGCGTTCAAGGATGTCACCAGTCGCATCAAGCGGCTGGAGGCGGAAGGCAAAAAAGCCCGGGTGCTGGAAAAGACCATTGGCGACACCATGCGGTTGCGCGATGAGTGGCGCAAGGCGCACATGGCGGGCGAGAAGGGTGCCGGCGCGCTGCTGAAACAGCTTGAAGCCAATATCGGCAGCCTGAAGAAAGAAGGCGTTGAAGTTCGTAATTTGACCAAGGCCTATGCCGTCATGGGGCAGGCGGCGGCCAAGGCCGAGATGAAAGCCAAGGGGCACCAGCAGCTCGACGAGGGCAAGCAGAAACTCAAAAGCACTATCGGCCAAGCGGCGGCGGCCACGGCGGCGATGGCGATTCCGACGAAGGTCAGCGCGGACTATGGCGCGATCATTCGGGACATTGCGATCAAAGCGAACATTGCCAACAAGCCCGAGGAAGCGACCTTATCCAAGACGGTGATCGACACGTCGCGTGTCACCGGCATGGCACGCAATCAGGTGGCCGAGGTGGTCAACGCCCTGGTGGGGGCGGGCATGGAGCTGGACAAGGCCCTGCAATACGCCCCGACGGCCGCCAAGTTCGTCGTCGGGCAGGGCTCGGACGGCAACGAAACTGCAAAGATGATCAACGCCCTGGGTCAGAACGCCAAAATCACCGATCCGGCGATCATGCAAAAGGCTCTGGAAGCGATCGCGTACCAGGGGCAGGCAGGCAGTTTTGAAGCGGCCGACATGGCCCGTTGGTTTCCCGAGTTATTGGCGAACATGGGCGCTCTGAAAATCACCGGTATGGACGCAGTGACGCAACTGGGTTCGATGCTTCAGGTGCAGATGAAGACCGCTGGCGGCGCAGATGAAGCAGCCAATAATCTGAAAAACTGGATGGGCAAGATCGGTTCCGGCGACACGGTCGAAGCCTACAAAAAGGCCGGGATCGACTATCAGGGCTCGATGAACACCGGCATGCAGAATGGCAAATCCACCTTGGAATCCAGCTTCGAGCTGGCGCAAAAATACATTGCGGCGACCGATCCGAAAAAGGCCGCCGCGATGGCCGAGGCCACGGCCAGGATCAGCCAGGAGGCGGACCCGGAAAAGGCTAAGGCCATGATCACGGCGTTAGAGGAAGCCTTACGCACCGGCGACTTGTTTGCCGACATGCAGGTCAAGGCGGCATTGACTGCTTACATGCAGAACAAGGACTTGTACAACCAGCTCAAAAAGGATTCGGGCAGCGCTACGGGGATCTTGGACAAGAACCTTGAGGAGCGTCGCCAGTCGTCGTCGCAGAAGTGGGCTGAAATGGCGCAGGGCATGGATGACGCCATGCGCGCGATCGGGGACGCGTTCCGCCCGGTTACGGACAAGGTGGCCGAAGGGCTGACCTACGTCGCGAAAGAGCTGAGTAAGTTAGCCGACGAATCACCCAAAGTGGTGACGGGGATCGGCGCGGCCGTGGCGGCGGTGATCGCCTTTCAGGGCGCCATGAGTACCTTCAAGATCGCCAAGGGCTTGCTGAACATCGGGCGCGGCTCGCTGATGGGTAATCCGAACATCCCGCAGAAGGTGATCGTGACCAACATGGGGGCCATGGGCGGCGGTGGCGGTCTGGATGCCGGCGACCTCGATGGCGATGGGAAGAGGGGCAAGAAGGGCGGTAAGGGTGGTCGTGGTCGTGGCGGTGGCGGTGGCGGTGGCGGCGGTGGTGTCGGGAATGTAGTGAAAGGGGCGACGGTGTTCGCGGTGGTGGAGGCCGGTATCAAGGCCGTCGACACCTATCAGAACGCCGAGACGCAGGACGAGAAAGCCGAAGGTTACGGCGCGGCAGCGGGTGGGCTGGCGGGCACGCTGGCCGGGGCCGCTGCTGGGGCGGCGATTGGTTCCGCGGTGCCGGTGATTGGCACCATTGTCGGCGGCTTGATCGGCGGTTATCTCGGCAGTCGCGGCGGTGACGCCTTGGGTGGCTACCTCGGTAAGTCGGCATTTGGTACGCCTGACGCGCTGAAGCGGCTGCCGGACGCCGGGCCGTTGATGATGGCGAATGCCGGAAAGGACATCCCGCCGGTGCTGGGCGGAATTTCCCGGTCATTTGCACCCTCGACCACCGGGCCGTTGATGCTGACCCATCCCGGCCAAGGCGCTGGGCCCGGGGCGAGCGTCGCGGCTACGGCGGCAGCGGCGGCGCCCGTCATGCCGGCGCCATCGGTGTCGTATGACCCGCGCGACCTGGAGTCGAAAGACGCCATGTTGCTGCCGCACTTTGCCAACAAGGTGCGCTTTCCGGGTTCTGAGCTGCGTCGACCCAAGGTCATTAAGTCGGGTTTGGAAGACCCCGCCCCGCAACCGGGTGACGCCGCGAAAGCCATGATGTTGCCCCCGGCCAGTGCGGACTCGGCGGCGGGGGCGTTGGTGAAGCCGATGGCGGCGAAAGCGGAGGCGCCCAAAATCGAATCGAAGGTGGACATTCAGGCGCCGTTTACGCTGACGGTCAACGGTGACGTGAAGGACGCGGCGCAACTCTATGGCCAGCTCAAGCCGTTGCTCGATCAGCACTATCGCGACATGGCCAAGCAGGTGGGGAGCGCTCAGCTGTTTGACGCTCCGCACGTTTAATCAGGGGGACATATGACTGATCAAAACAAGACTGCATTGCAGCAGTTACAGTCGGGCTTGAAGTACCTGGCCACGGCTGGGGAAACCGGCCGGCGCAGCCTGGACGGCATGCTGGGGCCGGTGAGTGGTGCGATCGGCGAAATCACCGGCGCGGCGGCCGAGCTGGAGGGCTTGCCCTTCGTCGATCCTGCGATCGGTGCCAAGCTTCAGCGCGTCATGCGTGGGGTGAATGCGGCTCAGGCCAAGGTCGGTCAGGTGGTGGCCACCTACAACAAGGCCAGTCTGGCGTTGTCGGGGATGGATGAGCGCATGGGCACCCTCAAAGAACAGGCTAGCAAGGCGGCGACGGCAATCAACAAAATTGCCGGCAAGGTCAGTCCGTCGTTGGCCACCATCGTGCCCACGGGGGCGTTTGCCACGGATCAGACGCCGGCGCCGGAAGCGGTGAAGCCGTTCCCGCACCTGCTGATCATCCAGCCCCAAGACCCCAAGGCGCAGCCGTATTTCTTCAACCTCGACACGGCCGCGTTTGATGAGCTGCGTCGCTCGACCGAATTCCGCTGGGCCTCTCAGGAACGCCTATCACGGCGGCCGGCGCAGCAGGGCGTCGGCATGGGAGACGAAAAGATCACACTCAGGGGCGCGATTTTCCCCGGCTTCAAGGGTGGCCTGAAGCAGCTCGATACGCTGCGCACGCTGGGCGCCCAGCTCAAGCCGCTGACCCTGACCACGGGTTATGGCGACGTGCTGGGCACCTGGTGCCTGAAAAGCATCGAGGAAGAACAAAGCTCGCTGATGCAAGGCGGGATCC